CACTATTTTATTCGATTACCATAACCGCAACAGGTATTGACTGTAAGGGATCTTCTGATATTGCATATAATCTATCAGTAAATGGCATATTCTCTATAACCACAGGCGGCTGATCATGCTCTACCCTAACACCATAATTTGTTAAAGACACATCTGGGCCACCGACTAGAACATGCTTATTTGCACTTGTGTTTGTAATAATTATTTTATAATGTGCTTCAACTTCGTCTGCAAAACTTAGCTCTACAGGAGTTGTATTTGCTGTTACCAATTTGGTTCTAATCATAAAAATATTATACAACACAAAAAGCAAAAAACCCAATCGGAGGCGGATCCAATTGGGCTTTGCTGCCATTTAAGGCATTTATAGGGAACATAATGCTCGACCTATAAACTTATTGTATTTTATTTGATATTTTAAGTCAATACCTAGTCGACAGAAATCATTCCTCGTGCAATTAATGCATCAACCATTCCAGAACACATTTGTCTGTAATGTGGTTGTGCCTGCAGAAGCATTTTTTCAAGTTCTACTAGATCGCCTTTTTGTTGTACAGTTGATTGTCTTGATTGAATATTAATTTGTTCAACCATTGTTTCTACTACTGCATCTTTAGTTGCCATCTTCTTTCCCTTCTTCTATTGAATAGGACGGACTGGGACCCAGGAGGAATCCCTTTTCATGATATTGTATCATTTTTGATACTTCATCGCTACCTACTGATCCCTTAGCAATTAAGGTCATCATGTCGTAAATTCTGTGGAGCATAATATAGTTAACCATGTCCAAATTTGATTCTAAAGGCTCATCTACTGGCTCATTATTCTCAGTCATTCTGTCTCCCTATATCTTCCCAAAAAATTTCTCTTCCCATAGCATCTGTTATGGGCATCGGCTTTGATTCATTTTCTATTTCTTCGCATTGACATTTATCGCATGGCATTTTTAACCCCCTTGTAGATATTATTATAATGCGTAGTACCTATGTATTTCTTATAATCGCATTCTAGACAATATAAATAAATTTTTTCATCTAGATCTTGGTTACAAAAAAGAAGGCCCTGGTCTACTGGGCATAAAAGCTTTTCGACAAGGCCTTCTTCAGATAAGGATATGTATTTTGATACGTATTGTATCTCCATTTACCTATCCCTTTATATCTGTAGGAAATTTCAAATAAAATTCCTTTGCTCTTGGGGTTAAACCCTTCCAAGCTGACCAATCACTGCCGCCATCGGTCATATAGTACGTTATCTCTGCGTTTGTTACTGGGTCGAATAACTCTCTGTTACTCTTTAGGTCGAATTTCTCAAGTCTTTCAGGACCAAGATCTCCGATCATATTAATCTGGAACAATCCGTAAGAATTGTCACCAGTTTTCCTATTCCCGTTATAGGCAAGCGGTCTTCCGTTAGATTCACGCTTTGCAATTGACCAAGCTTTTTTAAGGCTTGTCCCTTCGAATCCTACAGCCTTGAGTAAGTTTACTAACTCTTCGTCTGTAAGCATCTCAGATGGCTTGTAAATCTCTTTACTAAAACTATCCAAGACTTCTTGCTTCAATTGGGCTTCAGTTTTCACTAAAGGTTGTACTGTTAAGGCATGTGTAGGCTGTACAGGAAACAAAAATAATGTTATCATTACTATTGTTACCAGGTTATGAACCAAATCACTTACCTGTTGTTTTATTTTCTCCATTGGCATTTCCTCCTTTAGAGATAACGAACTATAATAGTAGCATTGTAACTAAGTTACTGTCAAGTCAGTTGACTAGAAAGAAAACATGAATATATCTTATTATACGATTAAAGCGGGGCTTAATCCTGCCGTAGGATATGGTTACGCTGGCAAAAATATAGTTAAATCTTTAAATAATCTAGGATATGAAGTTTCTTATGCTAATCCAAAATCTAATATACAGATAAACTTTACACAACCCCAACATTTTAAATTTCATAAAGGTCAATACCAAATTGGCTACACTCCTTGGGAATCTACATCTATGCGACCAGATTGGGTTGAAAGATTTAATTTATGCGACGAAGTCTGGACAACATAAGATTGGTGTGCAAAGGTATTTAAAGATAATGGAATAACAAAACCAATATATGTTTATAAGCATGGAATAGAAGATTTTTGGAATCCTAAAAAAAGAGTATTACGAGAAGGCCAACCATTAAAGTTTTTACATATTGGAGAGCCAGCACCAAGAAAAGATGCACAGGTAGCGGTAGAAACATTTGCAAAACTTTTTGGTAATAATCCAAATTATCATTTAACAATTAAAGCTCATCATTACAATACAACAAGAGTCTATGGGCCAAATAATGAATTTGGAAGTCCAGAACAAGTTTACAATAACATAACATTGATAACTGAAGAATATACTGAAGCTGAATTGTTAAATTTGTATTACAGTCATCACGTTCTTATCTATCCGTCCTGGGGAGAAGGATTTGGGTTTATTCCACTACAAGGATTAGCAACTGGAATGCCAGTTATCTCAACTTATGATTGGGCTCCATATGAAAAATACATTGGTCCTTTAAAATTAAAATCTAAACTTACGGATGAGGGTTTGCCAAAGTCTGTTGGAGATCCATACATTGGAAAAATGTTTAAACCAGATAAAGAACATTTAGAAGAACTAATGTATGAAGCAGTAATTAATTATAAAGCTTATGCTGGATATTATTTTGCTCAGTCGACTAAAATTCATGAAGAGTATAACTGGGATCAGTTGACCAATAATGCTTTTAAAAGATTAAAGAAAAAATTTACAAAGCCTCTTCCCCTTTAAAACGTTGTTTGGTAGAATAGGATCTTCACACTAAATTAATCAAACCGCAAGGCGGAGAAAAGGTAGACTTATAAATGTCAAAAACTATTGCTAACCCATATGAAAATTTCATTGCATTATCAAGATATGCAAGATGGATCTCAGAAGATAATTATATTCCAGATGAAAAGCTTGTTGCGGAATTAAAAGACGGTGTATTTCAAAGAAACGTCATGCCATCAATGCGCTCCGTCATGACTGCAGGAGCTGCATTAGAAAGAGACAATGTTGCAGGATATAACTGCTCATTTGTTCCAGTAGACTCACCTCGTTCATTTGATGAGACAATGTATATTCTTATGTGCGGTACAGGTGTAGGGTTCTCTGTTGAATACAAGTATGTTAATAAGCTTCCTGCCCTTCCAGATTCATTTGAAAAATCAGATACAGTAATTGTTGTAGAAGATTCAAAGCAAGGCTGGGCAAAAGCATATCGTGAACTACTTGCTTTGCTATGGACAGGACACATTCCAGCAATCGATGTTTCAAAAGTAAGACCAGCTGGTGCAAGATTAAAGACAATGGGTGGTCGATCATCTGGACCACAACCACTTGTTAATCTTTTTGATTTTACAATTGCAAAGTTTAAGAATGCAGCAGGTCGTCAGCTAAAGCCAATTGAGGCACATGATATTATGTGTAAGATTGGAGAAGTTGTTGTTGTCGGAGGTGTTCGTCGTTCAGCAATGATTTCACTTTCTAATATTAATGATATTGAGATGGCAGCAGCAAAGTCAGGTAACTGGTGGGAAAACAATACACAACGTGCATTATCAAATAATTCAGTTGCTTACTCTCGCAAACCAGAGATGGAGCAATTTATAGCAGAATGGAAAAATCTTTATGATTCAAAATCAGGAGAACGAGGTATATACAATGTGGCCGCAGCTCAAGCCCAAGCAGCCAAGTATGGAAGAAGAGATCCAGATATTCACTACGGAACTAACCCGTGCTCAGAAATTATTTTACGTCCTTACCAGTTTTGTAATCTTTCAGAAGTCGTATTACGTGAAAAAGATACAGTTGAGGAGGTTGCAAACAAGGTACGCCTTGCAACGATTCTTGGGACATGGCAATCAACACTAACAGATTTTAAGTATCTTCGTAAAATTTGGAAAGACAATACTGAAGAAGAGCGTTTACTAGGAGTATCACTTACAGGTCAGTTTGGCCATAAGTTCTTTTCTGGAAAACAAGATATTAATAAGCTTGAGCAGACATTGTCTGGTCTTCGTGAATATGCAAGAACAATTAATACAGAAGAGGCTGGGAAAATTGGGATTCCTGAGTCTGCAGCAATTACATGTGTAAAGCCTTCTGGAACAGTATCTCAATTGGTCGGGGTATCTTCAGGAATGCATCCATGGCATTCACCGTATTACATTCGTACAGTACGTGGCTCAAAGGGAGATCCAATCTCTACATTTTTAAAGGAAGTTGGTATTCCAGTTGAAGATGATGTAATGAAGCCAAATGATACTTACGTATTTTCATTTCCAGTAAAAGCACCAGAAGGTGCAATTGTTAGAAATGATTTAACAGCACTAGATCATCTAAATACATGGCTAGTTTATCAACGTGCATGGTGTGAACATAAGCCTTCAATTACAGTTTCTGTAAAAGAAGAAGAGTGGATGGAAGTTGGTGCTTGGGTTTATAAGCATTTTGACGAGGTATCAGGAATTTCATTCCTACCGCATTCAGATCACACTTATAAGCAAGCTCCATACCAGGAAGTTTCAAAAGAAGAATACGATGCCTTGCTTGCACAAATGCCAAAGTCTATCCGTTGGGAAGACTTGTCATTCTACGAGACAGAAGATGGAACATCTACCAATGCTACGCTAGCATGCACATCTGACGGCAATTGTGAGATTGTGGATATATCCGCTTAATGGTAGAATATTAGTATTGGGACAAAATCCCAAAATTCTAGGGCACACGGCCCAAAGAAGGAGATTAAGATGAAAAAAGATCTTAACAAGGACGGAAAGGTTACAATGACAGAAGAGATTTTAGCAGCGCTTGGAACATATGCTCGTGCATTTCTTTCAGCAGCAATTGCTCTTTACATGACTGGTAACACAAATCCAAAGGATTTGTTGATGGGCGGAATTGCAGCCGTCGCACCAGTAATCTTGAAGGCTCTAAGCCCTAGCAATAAAGAATTCGGCTTTAAGTCAGACAAGTAATTTAATCTAGATTAGGAACGCTCCTGTGCTAAAATAAGCATAGGAGTTTTCCTATTTAGGAGATTTTAGCAAATGGCAGTACAAAAAAATTTCGAAGTAGATCAAAATACTACTTTTAGTTTTACACTTGAATATAAAGACAATGCTGGCGCACCAATTAATTTAACAGGCGCATCAGCAAAGCTTCAAGTACGTGATAAAAAAGGTGGTACTCAACTAGCCTTTTCTCTAACATCCCCATCTGGTGGCATAACCATAGATCCTTTACTTGGTAAGCTAACAGTAAAAATGACTCCTACTCAAACAAGCAAGTTATTCTTTCCAAAGTCTGAATACGATTTAATGTTGACAGATTCTAATTTAAATAAAACCAAATTACTAGAAGGATTTATAACTTTGAGTAGGAGTGTAACCATTTAATGATTGAAAATGTAATTGTCAACCAAATCTAGGAATAGAAGGAGACTTCTATTTTAATACTGAGAATAATAATTTCTACGGACCAAAGCTGTCAGATACCACTTGGTCTACAGCTACAGTAATTGATATAGCAACAACATCAGATCTAGGAAAAATCATGTCGTGGGAAATTGGTCAGGTTACTGGCACTTCTGGGTCATACTCAGTTGTTCTCCAACATAACCTCGGATTCCATCCAAATGTCACAGTAAAAACAAGTGCTGGTGATGTATTGGAAACTGGAATCGATTATAATAGTATTAATCAAATAACGCTGCTTATGGCTCAACCATTTGCAGGGACAGCGTACCTGTCTTAAGGAGTATAGAAAATGGCAAGATTATTCGTAACAGGCATTAATTTAAACAAAAATGAATTACAAAATGCCCGCATCCAAAACTTAGGTTCAGCACCTCTGTCACCAGTAGAAGGTCAGATTTATCACAATACATCAGACCACACACTTTATTTCTACAATGGTTCTGAGTGGATCCCTGCTTCAGGTTCTGCTGAAGTAATTCAAGATATCATTGGTCAATACGTTCTAGGCGGAACAGCCTTATCAGCAGTATACGACGACAATGCTGGAACACTAACATTAAACTTAGATAATACTGCAGTTGCAGCAGGTGATTATGGATCTGCAACAAAGATACCAACATTTACAGTAGATGCACAGGGCAGACTAACAGCTGCTGGTGAAGTAGATGTAGCAACAACTCTTGCAATTGCTACAGATTCTGGCACCTCATCAATTGATATATTAACAGAAACACTCACAATTGCTGGCGGAGAAGGAATTGACGTAAGTGCTTCTGGCAATACAGTTACAGTGTCTGCAGAGGATGCAACTTCAAGTAATAAGGGTGTTGCAAGCTTTGATTCAACAGACTTTA